TTCAAGAAGATAATATTAAAGATAAACAAAGAAAAGCATTTACAAAATTAAAAAAAGCATCTAAACTAGAAAGTTCAGATTCAGAATCAGAATACATTCAAGAAGATTCAGATGATGAGTCTGAAGATTCTGATTACGAACCAAAATATCTAATTAATAATTCAAATGATGATGAAGATGATGAAGATGATGAAGATGATGAAGATGATGAAGATGATGAAGATGACGAAGAAGAGTATGAGGATGAAGATGATGATGATGATGATGAAGATGANGANGANGAAGAGGAAGAGGAAGAGGAAGATGAAACTTTGAGTGAAACAATTAAAAGAAATCAAAGAAATAGAAGAAAAAGAAATTATTTAATTATTACTGGAAAGAAACAAGGTGATAGGGATTCTCGTAAGAAACCTAAATTAGATATGGAATTTATGGATTCTTTAAATTCTTCTTTGGCACCAAAATCATATGAAGCTCAAGCTTTCACACATTTTACTAAATTTGATGATGAAAAGAAAAAAGAATTTCTTCAAAAATTTCAGACAATTGTTGAAACTGAAAACAGTGGGGAACCAGTATTATTTAAGATTGTTAATATGGATTTACCTGTTGAACAGAAAAATAATATTCTTACAGAATACATGAATATTGAGAATTCTATGTCTGACAAATCAAAATTAAAAACATGGCTTGATAATGTCTTAAAATTACCTTTTGGAAGAGAAAAAGGAATTAATTTTGATAGTTTGAATAAACCAGAGAAGGTTAAAGAGTTCATCCAACAGGTAAACTCAAAAATGGACGAAGCTGTATGGGGACATGCTGAAGCCAAAAAGAAAATTGTAGAAATTATGGTACAATATATTACCAATTCTAAAAGTAAGGGTAACTGTCTTGGTATTTGGGGCCCTCCAGGAAATGGTAAAACTACTTTGATTAAGGAAGGTATTGCCCAAGCAATGGGTCGTTCATTCATATTTATTTCTCTTGGTGGTGCAAGTGATGCTTCCTTTTTAGAAGGTCATTCATACACATATGAAGGTTCTATCTATGGTAGAATTGCACAGGGTCTAATGAAGACAGATTGTATAAATCCTATTATTTATTTTGATGAATTAGACAAGATAAGTAATACTGCAAAGGGACAGGAGATTACTAATTTACTTGTTCATCTAACTGACCCAGCACAAAATTCTGAGTTTGTTGATAAATACTTTTATAATATTAAAATTGATCTTTCAAAGGTGACTTTCATTTTCTCATATAATGATCCTTCACTGGTTGACCCTGTGTTAAGAGATAGAATTACACAAGTAGAAACAAAATATCTTTTGACGAATCAGAAAATTAATATTGCCAAGAAGTATTTAATACCCACTATCTTAAAAGATGTTGGTCTTGCAGATGAAAGTCTTGAAATTGATGATAACGAGTTAAGTTATATTATTTCAAAGTATACATTAGAGGGTGGAGTTAGAAAATTAAAATCAATTTTCTATTCAATAGTTAGACAACTTAATATTTTAGCTCTAACAAAAGGAAATATTGGTAAAACTCCTGTATCATGGCCCTTTAAAATTACCCGTGATTCTATGGGTGAATTACTAAAAGATTATAATAAAATAAACTTCCAGAAAATTCATAAAGATAGTATGGTTGGTGTAATTAATGGAATGTGGGCAGGAAGATTAGGAATTGGTGGTGTATTACCAATTGAGTCTTCGTGGATTCCAGCACAAAATAGAAATTATATTAAAGCGACTGGTAGTCTACAAAAGGTAATTCAGGAAAGTATAGAAGTTGCAAATACTTTAGCTTGGAATTTCTTAGATAAGAATGTTAAGAAAAAATTTGAAGAGAACTTTAAAGAAATTCCATTTGGTATCCATATTCATTGTCCTGATGGTGGAACTCCAAAAGATGGTCCATCTGCAGGAACTGCACTTACTGTTATATTCTATTCACTTTACATGAACAAGAAGATTAGAAATGATATTGCTATCACTGGCGAGATTAGCTTACAAGGTAAGGTATTAGAAATTGGCGGTCTTGAAGAGAAGCTACAAGGGGCTAAGAAAGCTGGTGTCAAATTAGCTATTATTCCCAAACCAAATGCAAAAGACTTGATAAAGATTAAAGAAAGAAATCCACTGTTAATAGATGGCAATTTCCGGGTTATGGAGGTGGAAACAATTGATGAAGTACTGAAGACTGTTTTTGTTTAAGATTTAACATACATATTCTAAATAATTTCAAATCTACTTGATACTCCGAAATGGTCAGATACAAATAATTCATACTGTTTATTATCTACAGGACCAATATATCTTAATTTTGGATTAGTTATTTTATCTTTAACAAATACATTTACATATGCATTAATATTTTCTTTAGATACTAAAATCTTTGGAATATCTGCAAATAATTTTGATTTAATAGGAACAAGTTTATTCGAAGAAAAAATTGCATCATATCTATATTTTTTAATTTCAAATTTATCATTCCATCTTAATGAATTAATATCGGTATCTTCGGTTAAACCTGGTAATGTTGGGTTAATATACTTAAAAGAATCAACACAATTGTTTTTTTCTATTATATCCTTTAAGTATATAATTTCTGGAAAAATTATCCCATTAGTATCATTTAGATCAAAATTAAAATCTCCTAATATAATAAATGGTTTAGTATATTCTTTTATAATATTACTTATATAAATTAATTCATGAATTCTACATCTTGAGTAATGTTTCCATTTATTTTTTTGACCTAATGAACTAACAGACCCAGCTTGCAAATATAAATTAAATACAACTAAATTTTCAAATTCATAAATTCCTAAACTATTGGGATAAAATAAATTACCTTTTAATTTTACAAATCTTGTTTTGATTGGATTATATTTAGATATAATAAAATTAGTTACATCATCTTTTTTTATTTCACCTAGAACTTGATGATTTGAAAATTGATATATCGAACTAATTTGTTTATATAATTCATCATAAAATTCAGTTGACATTTCTTGAAAACATAATATATCGGGTTGATTTAATAATAGTTGTTTAACTAATATGTTTACTCTTTCTTTCATTAAGATTCTTTTATTATTATCTTCGCGAATTATACCCATTGCATTTAATGTTATAATACTAAATTGTGTTGGAATTTTATTATTATTTTTATCATGGTCATAAACTATAATATCTGGTTCTGATCCATAACAACTTTTATTTAAATTTGTATCAGTATATCCTTTTTTTTCCCCCATGACAATTGCGTTTTGATGTTCAATATTTTCAGATTCTGATGCAATTATTATGCTAGGTAATTCACCATCAATTTCTACTTTATCACAATTTTCTATTGAATTTGTACATAATCCTAAATTTATTGAATTTCTAGGACATAATATATTATTTGGTTTATTACATTTCCAAGATATTTTTTCTTCAATAGCAGGATTACCACCTATTTGTGTTTGTAATTGTAGATATTTTTTTTTATATTTTAAATATTTATTTAAATATTTATTTTCCATTATATATAATTAATCTTATAATTTAATTATATTATTATGTATTTACTAATTTAGGTTAAAGCATAGAGTAGGTTAAATATCGTGTTACTAAATTGATTATCTAATAGCATATTATAATCGGAATCATATAGAAAACCTAGTAACCTGATAAAATCATTATTTAAAATACCGATTGTATGATAATAAATATCAAGACTATTTGTTATTATATGATACTATGAAACACCATATCAGATTTACATTTAGAATTTATTAAAAAATTCCATCTGGTATTGACGAAATATGTATATTAGTAGGAAATATTGGTTATCCGAATGAAAATGTAAATTTAAATTTTCAATCAAATATTAAAATTGGCTTTTGAAATGTGAAAAGGTTGTAAATATTATTATCGTATTATTTTTTGTAATTTGTATGGATATTTCCCTATATTTTTTAAAATATGGTCAATTGCTTTTTTAGCTAGAGTAGGATCACCGCATGTATACAAGTCTAAACTTAACATTCCCTTCTCTGGCCAAGAATGATATGATAAATGACTTGTAGATAATAAATAAAATCCAGTTAATCCTTGAGGTTCAAATTTGTGTACTTTTGTCTCTAGAATTATTAGCTTAGATATGTCAAGAGCTGTTTTAAATATTAAACCTAATTTATCGCTATTATTTACTAATTCAAATGGCATTTTTTCAAAATCAAGTATATAATGAATACCTTTTACATCTTTTTCTATTTTTAGTTCATGTTTTTTAAGTTTTTGAGCTAACTGATTTGGTAAGCTAAAACTAGAGACATGAATATTATTATTATAATATATCAAATCTAAATTCTTTTCATTATAAAAGTCCCAATCAATAAATTGTTCTATTGGATTTATACTATTAGATGCAACGCAAAAAGAATAATATCCACCAGCAAAGGTAGGAATGTAGACTCCGTATGGGTTGACAAATTTAAATAAAGTTCTTTGTTGTTCTACCATTTTAACAATATTTTTTTCATTCCAATTTAAATTATCTGCATTAAAACATACCATATGATTATCAGTAATAATTTTTTTAATATCTTCATAAAATTCAGTAGTAAATAATGGCATTGCTTGATTAAAGTCGGTTGAATCAACTATTACAACATCAAATTTTTCACCTTGATAATTTTTAACATATTCAGCCCCATCTCCTATTATAAGTTTTAATCTATCATTTTTAAATACTGATGACATTTCCGGAAAATGTAACATAGAAGCTTCAACTACGGTTTTATCTATATCAACCATAATTAAATTTTTAACATTAGAATGTTTTAATACCTCTCTTGCAGTTCCACCATCACCTCCTCCAATAATTAACACATTTATATCTTTATTAAAATAATTTATAGGAACATGTGCAATCATTTCATGATAATTTTTTTCATCAGATTCAGTTAATTGAACATCATTATCTATTACTAACATATTACCAAATTTTTTTGTTTTAAAAACTTGAACTAATTGGTAATCACTTTTTTTCTCGAAAAGTTTATCTTCTATCTGATATTCAACTGAGAACTTGGATACATCTTTAAAATATCTAGAGGTATCGCCATTATTTAATAAAAAATTTAATTTATTTTTCCCTTTTGATAAAATATAAAAGACAAAGTTTCTAACCCCATTTGAATCTTCAGTATAAATATTTCCCAAAACTGGTTCTAATTTTGCCCAAATTAGAGAATAATATTTATTAAAAGTACTATCAATATACTTCATTACTTCAGGGTTATAAAGTTTTTTATAATCTTTTCTAATTTCATTTATATTATCACATTCTCTACCTGACTGTTTGATAAATGTCCAAAATAATTTTTCATTATCATTATCATTACTCATTAAATGTAGATAGATATTTTATTTAAGAATAATTTATAAATTATAAATAATTTATATGTTAATATATATATGAATTTAATAAATACAAATAAAAATAATAGTATAGTAAAATTATTTATTCCTAATATTTTTGAACAAGAAGGCGGTAAAAAAGGGGGTAAAAAGGGAAAGAAAGGTAAAAAAGCAAAAAAGAAGAAGAAAGGTGAAGCTGGTGAAAAACCAGAAGTACCAGAGAAAG